GTAAGTGTGCTTTGCAGTGTTCCAAGGATTGTCGCGACTTCAACCTTATCGCGCAGATCGTCAAGCGTGTCACCTGGCCTAATGACAACTTCGGTCAGGTTGCATAGTTGCTTGCTACGAAGGACAATTTCCGAGCAGGGATTCGTGCCGAAACCAACGTAACCAAACTCCTTGCGCCGGTCAGGGATTAGCCGCTCCGCTGCCTGCCTGTTAAAGATTCCGCGTTCGCCGCTCTTTGACTCGTACAGGCTCAGCCATTCCCGCATAAACACGCCGATCTCTGGCCGTTCGGTATAGCACGCGCTATTGTTAGCCAAACCTCGCTCCGGGTTATCTATCCACCACTGCCCTGACTTAGCGGCGCGCATTCTGTCATCCGAAAGATTTGAAAGGCTTATAAGTGCCGATCTACGCACGCCACCGACGACTACGCACTCGGCTATCTTACAGACTAAATCGTGGCACTCAAGCGACGACAGACGCCTTCCTGATGCTTTTTGAAATAGCTTTACCGCGAACTTGAATACATCCTCAAGCGGGCCAGGTCCAGACGCGCGCCCTCCGAAAGTTTTCAAACGTGATCCGGCTTTTCTGACTTTGGAAGTATCCCACTTCGGGATCTTTCCGTTATACAGTAGCGCTATCAACTCACGCAGAGCAGATGCCCATCCACGCTTTGAATCACGCACGACTATCACGGTGTCCGTGTGGTGAAGTTCGTCCGGTATCTGCGGCAGTTGCGAAACGTATTGGCGCTCTACGCTGAAGCCTACGCCGGTCCCATTCATCAGCACATATAGCACTTCGTCAAACGCGTGCGGTTCATCGATTGCACGATAGGCGCAGTTATAGCCTGCGAGTTCGGATTCTTCCAGGGCTTTGCCTGCAGTCATCAGCGCGCGCATGGAAGGCATGACGCGCAAGTTATAAATCGAGTCGCGCAACCGCTGCCATACGTCGCGCTCAATGTCTGGAAACCGACCGCAGAAGAACGCGATATAACGGTCGACGGTTTCCGCCCACGTCTCGCGTCGTCCAAGTTCATCAGACCAGCGCGCATAACGTGATAAATGGATGTATTGTTGATATTGCGTAGCCAAAGGATTCATCTATGTTTATGCTCCAATGATGGTTGCGTCGAATTCGCTGCGGATAAATTGAATATCAGGATTTGCCAAGTGTTCTCGATCCAGTCCGGTTTTGCTCAAGTGTTCTAGTTCCCATGACGTGTAGGCTTGCGCGCCTAGTTGGTAGCCATGCGAGTTAAGGAACTCAAGCCCGTCATTTGTAACATACTCTACTTCGTGATCGTGTGTCCCAACTAACTTCGCTGGAACAAGTGCTGGAATAAAGTTGTGGAATTCGCATCCTGTTTTCTGCATGTCCCACGGTATTGATTCCGATCCGTAGAAGTCCGACGGATGATTACATACCCATTCCGCTCCAGTGCCATTCGTTACCGGCTCGGCGAACCGGCAGTTCCGGCAGTTCGGCGAAGGCAGTCTCTTGCCCCAATAGATCGAGCGCGCGTCCTCGCTCAGAAACTTCGACTCGTACCAATTCTCGTTAGGCCAGCTTGACGCTGGCGGTTCGGTCGCGGTAATGATCCGCTCGGCTTTGATAAGCAAATACTCCGCGTGCTGCGCGTCGTATTTAACGCGTTCAATGTACAACTCAGAATTGTCCTTGCAATACGCCACAAACAACGCGCGTTCCATGCCTGTGCATCGCATGTATGACTGAAGCTGCCCATAGTATTCAGACGACCATTCACGAACGCCTTTCTTTTGTAGGTCAGTGAATCTCTTTCCAGATACCGACTTAGCTTCAAATACATGCCATGTTTTTGGAGCCTCTGGAATTCCGCGAATCGCGCCATCCATAGACCCGCAGAAATGACCGCCGATCTCTGCGAACCTGAACTGCTTTCCGTTCGCATCTTTGTCGTGCAACTCGACGCCAGGTATGTTACGCAAAAGCCGGATGATTTCATCCTCGATCAGGTTGCCCATCGAGAAGATACGCAATGTGCGTGCGCTGTAATCGTTTGGCAGGCTCCATCGGAACGACAGCCACAAAGAGCGTGCGTCTATTTTCCCGATTTGCGACATGCCGAGATGTCCGCGAGATTCATCGCGCGGCATGTGCGCATCGATGGCTTGCGCGGTAGTGTTTTGAAATAGTTCTGTGTTGTCGTCCATACTTTTATAGAATGTGCAATGCCGGTTCGCCTGAACTATATCCTTCGTCGAATCCTTCAGTTAAAATTTCGTGATCTCCGTAGTACCATTCGTTGTGAACGTTTAGTTTCAATCTCACTTCTACAACGGTCAAATCATCATCAACACCACCCTCATAACCGTTCACAACGACGCGCATGTCGTCCTGGTATTCTGCCAATTTCTCGCGTAACTCTTTCACGTTCACTTGTATTCAACTCCCAAAACGTCGTGGTACTTTGTAGCGTAATCAACTGTAATTGACTTTACCGGCTTGAGTGTAACTCTTCCGTCTGATATCAATCCGTAGGCATGCGGCACGGTTGACGGTACAACAGAATCTCCGGTTATGTCGTGCCATTCTTTTGCTGCTTTTTGCCCTAGCCATCCATCCGAGCCAAGCATAATAGCACGCGTGAAACGGTCAAGCCCGGAGTAATAGATGACCTGCAAATAGTCGCGACCGTTCTTGGATCGCTTCGGTATAGCCAATACGCGGTCAACTTCAAACGTCGCGATCTGCGGCACGTGGACGCCACTTAGGATTGGCGCATTGGACGCCTGCAGATGCACGATTGATGCGGGTTTCGGAAACTCATAACCGCACTGTATGCAGACTGTTGCACCACACGCATTATTTTTCGCGCACTCAGGGCATAGTTTGTGCGGCTGTTGTCCTGCCTTGTATTTGCGTTGCTGTTCCGGCTTTCCTTTGATTGCGTCGACCGGGCCTAGCGTCTGAACGGTGTCTGTAAAATCCGCAAACAGACAATCCGTTTTACCGTCACATGTCCGCATGCCACGTCCTGCGATTTGTCCGTACAAAACCGGGCTTTTGGTATTCCTAACAAGCGCGATAAAGTCGAGTTCTGGCGCATCGAATCCAGTTGTCAAGCAGCAGACGTTGACGATGCACTGTAGCGAACCGTGGCGGAAGTCATCAATAATATCCTCGCGTTCAGCTTTCGGAGTTTCGCCAGTGACGATTGAAACACCGATACCCAAACAGAATAGTTCAGTTGCCATATGTTCAGCATGCGCAACAGTCACGCAATAAACCAACCACTTCTTGCGAGCACGTCCAAGTCGTGCGATTTCCCATGCGATCTTTTTGGTGGTTTCCGGTTGGTCAATCCGTCGTTCCAGGTCAGAAACGACGTAATCTCCTCCGCTTGTCTTGACTCCTTCGCCGCTAATGTGGGTATGTGTTGGTGCATTGACCAATGGTGCAAGATATCCAGCGTCAAGTAGTTCTCGCATGTGCAGGCTGGACGCGATGTCGGTAAATAACCGTTCGCTTCCATCATGCAGCCAAACGCCAGTACCGCGAAAAGGCGTGCCCGTCGCGCCAACGACTCGCAGGTGCGGAGATATGCTCTGCAGAGTGGCGATTAGATCGCGGTACATTCCCTGCTGCTTGCGCGATACAAGGTGGCACTCGTCAACGATAACCAACGCAAACTCACCTAGAGTCTCGCCAGCGCGATATAACGTCCCGATGGTGCCTATGATAACGTCAGTGTCGCGATACGTCTCCTTGCGCCCTAGAGAGGCACTGCAGACACCTATCCTCAGTTCTGGCGCGATGGTTTGCAGCTTGCCTAGGTTTTGTTCGCATAACTCCTTCGTCGGAGTTATCATCAAAACCCTTGAAGCGGTATCAAACCCTAGCGCCGCGTCCAGGCATATCTGCGCGAGCATAACGGATTTGCCGCTGCCAACGCTCGCATCGATGATCGGGTTCCCTTCTTTGTTTTTGCGGAACCAGTCATATAGGTCCGCGATCACTCGCTTCTGGTTTTCTCT